TGAATAAAAGAGTTCAAACAAACTACCTAAACGCTTCATAAGAAATTTTCACCCTAAAATTTCCATTTAACCATATTGTTTTAAAACATTTCTTTTTTATTCTCTACTTTATTGTTAGTCTAAAAGAATATATTAATCTGGTGATAATTTATTAAGCAGCAAAGTGAGTGCGGTCCTTTTCCTGGACAAATTCTGTAAGCCTTCCTGGCTGTTTTGAAACAAATGATGTAGGGCCAACATTCTTAAGTGCTGCTATGTCATTTTGAATGATATCAATAGCAGTTTCTATACGGGCCATTCTCCCTTCAATACTCCTCAGCAAAGCAATGACATCCCGGATACCAGGCTCAGCTCCTTTACTTGTGAGTGCGGTAGGGGGAGTTGTAGTTCCAACGGGTTTCTGGACTTTCGACGCTCCTGTAGCAATTGGAGCCTTAAATTGCCTCCCAGTCGACATCTTAGAAGAAAGAAATTACGAAAGAGAAGGAAGCGACAGCGTATGCAATATTTGCACACGAACTTACACCATCTAGAAGTATAACTATAACGACAACGACAAATAATAACAAAAAGTTGGAAAGAAGATAAGGAAAAACAATAAGATAATGGTTAGGAGTTGGAGAGAAGTAATTTGGTGTATCTTCGTGGTTTTAATACAACAGTAAAGTATATGCTCCTTATAAAACTAGAAAAATAAGAACTACAGATATAGAATACACAGACTACCTAATATATTCAAAGAAAAAGACTACATACCTTAGGTCTAAAATGACAATCCATTAAGAAACTATAGTACTTAATCTAATTCCTATATAAAAGCTACAGAGATGACATCTCGCAATCTACAGATTATATACCAGAATACAAACAAAAACCCTACCTGATTCCCAATCCTCGGATGGCTCAAGGTCTATTACCTCCCTGAACATTTGGTCCAGCCTGAGGTTGTGGAGGAGCCGGAGGAGCACCAGGCCCTGGGCCTCCCGGAGGTAGTTGCCCTCCTCCATGTCCACCTCCAGGCTGAGGTCCAGCCATCAGGACTGGTTGTGGAGCTGGTGGGACAGAATACCCCATTATAGATGCCCAAATCCCTGCAGGCACCTCATCACCTGGGTTTACAGGTATTGTCACAGCATTTATTATAAAGTCATCAATCATCTGATCTATCAAGGCCTTTAGTTTTGGTGTTCGTGTGAAGCACTTAGCAGCCCTTAACGGTCCTTCTCCCCCTGCGCGCACAAGTAATTGCTGAGCGATATATCCTACTGTACGGAAATTTGCTGCTTTAACTAGAGAAAGATCTTTCTTATAACCATAGAAACCACGATTTGTAATTGCTATGGATGCAGTGCCAGCAGCAGTCATTTCACCTGGGAAATTCTTGTATACCCACGTCCAGTTAAAACCTGGGAAATCTTGGATTGCTTTGATAATCGAAGTTATGCACGTAAGACCTTCACCAGGAATTTGTTGCAGAGTGATCCTGAGTCGAAGGGCTTCGTGAGGTAATTTTGCCAGCCAATCTGACACTATCGCTTCTACATTAGAATCATCAACATGGTGGACTATGAGTCTCCAGCACGCCTCTATGCCTTCAGCATCAAGATTCAGAGGCTTCCCAGTGTCAGTAACAAAGCCCTGGGTGATCTTCTCTACAAATGCCTGAGTGGCATTCCCTTGTTTTGCCAGAGCACACAAAGTATGCACGAGGACTTGAGCAGGCCTTGTGTGGAGATTAACAGACCTTTTTGCCAACACCCAGAGAATAGCCATAGCTCCTTCAGCAGACTTATTAGCTACTGCAGAAAACTGAATGGCGATAGTTGTCGGAACACCATCATCATTAGCTGGCCTCTCAAAGTCAGGGTCTTGGCTAAGATCATGGAGATCCTGTGCTAGGTTAGCATCTGTATAGTTGCTAACAAGTGACTGGAATGAACTATCATTATAGACACTTCTAACAATGAGAGCATTAGCTTCCAGCCGTGGGATATATCTCTCATCATGAACTTGAGGAGCCAATGTCTCCATCATTGTCCACACAAGTATAGAGTGTGGAGTTGTTACCCTAAGAGTAGCTACGATGCGAGTAGATAAAAGCCATGCTACTTCCATTGCTCTCCCCCATTTCCTTATACCATCCGGGGCAACCCAAGGCCTAGCATTACAATGTCGAAGACAAAGTTTCATGTAGGGATCCTCCTGCTTCAGTACCTCCCTCCAGAACCCTGCCTTATCTAATAGTCCATTAACAAGATGAACGTGCTGAGCCATCACAACCACAACATACAAAACAGGAGGATGTTTTAATAGAATTTGGGGAATCTTCATGTGTTTTTGTTCTTTCTAAGCAACTTCAGCATTTGTGACTGCTATGTCAGCATGGGAAAATACCGGATACAATCGTCCGTTTTCAGAATCAATCTCTTGAGTACTATCTGTTCTTGTGTGACAAGTACAGGGATGACAGGCAGAACATGGAATTTTGTCTAAGTTCGTAATAAACTTAATGGCAGTATAGGTTTCAGTAAATACAGATAGGATTGACCATAGTAGCCATGGACCTGCTCCTGATACTCTCCACAATTTATACACTCTGACAACTAACTTAAGAAGTAGTAAAATCAGAACTATGCACACAATCACTGCGGCGCCCTCTGCGAGGATCTCACCCATCCAAGCTAAAGGACCCCAGTTATGTTCAATTAAAGAGTCTTGGAAGGAACCCATGTCATCTTGGTCAAAAAGCTTCGTTGAAGAGAACGTTTCATCATGGGATGCCATGCCTGTCATCTTTCTCGTCATGATTGCAATTCCGGTGTCGGTGACCACAGGTCCAAACAGTGCTTGCTCATATGCCATCATATCTCTATATGGATATAACCCGCCAAATCCTAGAGGAGAAGTACGAGTTCTTCCCCATTGTGGCAACAATGACCCAACAGTCATTGTCTTAGGTGGCTGAGCTGGCCGGGGTTCTGGACCCAATTCCCACCACGAGTCACCAAATAGGTAGACATTGGGTAATCGGCGTGAACATGTTGTCTCGACAGCATTTCTGGAAAGAATTCTGGTGATCGGAAGAAGGAACCAGGATTCATTCTTATGAGTTACTGGGATGCCTTGATAACAACCCTCAGCCTTCCTACCAGATACTGATACTGGCTTACATTTGATTATATGCAGTGCCTCTCCTGAAACTCTCCCCATGTAGCCTGGTTTATTGTAATGTAAGGAAGCAACTTGATGTGGGAATAGTTTTGCTAACATCAACCGATTTTCAACTATCTTTCTGGAATTCTCGCATATTTGTTCCAACAACTCTACCTTTGTTCTCACCATGTTTTGCCCTACTTTCAAATCTAGGAATTGGATCTTTGAGTTAACATATGGAATTAAATGGACTGAAGATGCTCCGGAGATTCTTTTTGTGAATTTAAATCCCCATTCTGGCTTCGGAATGACTATTAACTTCGGGTGTTCAGTGCTCCATGCATTCTCTCTACATACTTGAATTTTCTTGCCACGCTTGAGTGCAAAAACTGTTTCTGGAGTCTCTACTACAAAATATCTTTCATCTTCACCAGAGTCGCCAAACATAGAAACCATCTCTATCGGTCCTTCATAGATAATTTCATGAGAGTCATCTCCACAACCTCCAATATTTGTCTCATCGATCACCGCCATACCGTAAATAGGATGGTAACAATCCTTGCTGCCAAGTAAACAACTTACTCCATTTGGAAGGTGCACCTCACCACTAGTGGCTTGAACCAATGCATCCACTTGCTTAACCTTAATGGTGAGAGTATCTACTACAACGACTGAGGTATAACTACTTCCTCTATGAGAGAAACTAGACCCTTCACACCAACCAGATGAATCGACAGACCCTGCTACTGTAATTGTTGCATCCGTGATAGTATTCGGGCCATCTAGAAGTACCATATGTCCATGGTGTTGGTATGCCATATTTTTATGCATATCAAGACATTGGTTAGGGAGTAACGTCATTCGACCAGCTTCATGTCCACCATGAACTATTGATACGTGAGAATGCATACCACAATGATAGATAGTTCT